GTGAACCGACAAGACTGCTTCTTTCTCTAAAAGCATGGGGGGCTTCCTCCAAGGCTGACGCAAAGGCAAAAGCAAAAGCGATTTCTGCGAGAAATAAAGGGAAGAAGTAATGGCATTACCTACCTATCTAGATTTGGTTAACGATGTGTTGATTCGTATGCGCGAACCACAAGTTACTACTGTTTCCGAAAATACAGTTTCTGCCCTTGTAGGCAAGTACATCAATGATGCCAAGCGTCAAGTCTCTGATGCTTATGATTGGGATGCTTTTAATACCCCAATTACTGTAAGCACTATTGCGAATACAACTGGCCCGTATAGCATTACGGGGGCGGGGGTGCGTTTTAAGACTATGGATGTGATTAATACCACTAGTTTTTATGAGATGCAACCTTTATCTCATGCTAATTACGATTCTTTCTACTACACAACGCCAACCCCTACAAAGGGTTTGCCAATGTATTACTCAATTAAGGGTGTAGATACAAATGGCGATATTAAGGTCAATTTTTGGCCTGTTCCTGATGCTGTATACAGTATTCGGTTTAGTTTGATCGTTCCTGAAGCAGACTTCACAACTGATGCTTCTACTACTTTGTTGGCAAAAGAACCTATTGTTTTGGGTGCATTTGCTCGTGCTTTGGTTGAGCGTGGTGAAGATGGTGGTCTGAGTAGTTCAGAGGCTTATGCGCTATACAAGTCCTCTATGTCTGATCTGATTGCTTTGGAATTGGCTAGATCGCCTGAAAACGACTCATTTGAGGCGGTGTAATGGCAGAAGCAGTACAAGCCTACTCAATTACAGCCCCAGGCTTCTATGGGTTAAACACCCAAGATTCGTCTTTGGACTTGGCTAGTGGCTTTGCACTTATTGCGAATAACTGCGTAATTGACCAGTATGGTCGTGTTGGGGCTAGAAAAGGTTGGACAAAGGTTAATTCTGCTGTTAATACAGACTTGTCCACCAACGATATTACTTCCATTGGCGAGGTGGTGACCTCTGATGCTACCTCCTACACCATCATGGCTGGTAACAATAAACTATTTAAGTTAAGTAGTACAACCATTGTTACTTTGACCTATGGGGGAGGGGGTACTGCCCCAACCATTACTGCAAGCAATTGGCAGATGGTTTCCTTGGCTGGCGCACTTTACTTGTTTCAAACAGGACATGATCCTCTTGTATTTGATCCTAGCCTATCTACAACGACCTTTAGACGCATTAGCGAGTTAACTGGTTATGCAGGTACTGCTCAGTTGGCAAACACGGCTCTGAGTGCCTATGGAAGGCTTTGGACAGCCGATGTGTCTTCAGACAAGTTAACTGTTCAGTGGTGCGATACCAAGTTAGCAAATAAATGGAATACTGGTACTGCTGGAACGCTAGATACCACTACTGTTTGGCCTAGAGGTGGCGATGTAATTGTTGCTTTGGGCGCACACAATGGCTTTTTGTTCATTTTTGGTAAAAACAATATTTTGATTTATCAAGGTGCAACAACTCCTTCTACGATGACTTTGCAAGATGTCATTACAGGAATTGGCTGTGTGGCTAGAGATTCCTTGGCTTATACAGGAACTGACTTAGTTTTCCTATCATCTACGGGTGTGCGTAGTGCATTGAGGACTATCCAAGAGAAGTCTATGCCATTGCGTGACTTATCTAAGAATGTCCGTAATGATCTAATTTCTGCTATTGCTAGTGAATCTTTGCCTACGATTAAGTCTGTATACAACAGTCAAGAAGCCATTTACTTACTAACTTTGCCCGTATTAAAGTCAGTTTACTGCTTTGATATGAAAGGTACTTTGCAAGATGGTTCGGCTAGAGTTACCACATGGGACTCAATTGAGCCTAAATCCTTGTTGACAAAACAAGATGGTACTTTGTACATCGGTAAAGGGGGCTACCTTGCTACCTATTCTGGTTATAACGATGATACCGCCACATATCGTTTTCAATATTTTACGAACCATACTGATCTTGGTACGCCCTCTGCTACGTCTATTTTGAAGAAACTTAGAACTGTGGTGATTGGTGGTAGCAATCAATATGTGACGTTTAAGTGGGGATATGACTTTACAGGTAATTATTACTCTCAGTCTGCCGAAGTTCCTTCTCAAACTGTTTCATATTATGGTATAGCAGAATATGGAGCAAACGCTACTGTGATTGCAGAATACTCTGGTGGAGTTACTTTGCAGACATTGAGTGTTTATCCAACTGGTTCTGGTAAAGTTGTTCAAACTGGATATGAGGCTGACATCAATGTTTATCCTTTGAGCATCCAAAAGATTGAGATATTTGCCAAAGAAGGCAGGATTTATTAAGGAATTGTAATGACAGACTATACAAAAGCAACCAATTTTGCCAGTAAGGATAGCCTTGCTTCTGGCAACGCCTTAAAAATTGTTAAGGGAACTGAGATTGATACTGAATTTAACAGTATTGCTACTGCTGTTGCTACCAAAGCAGACTTAGCAAGTCCTACGTTTACTGGTACTGTAACAATCCCTACGGCAACAATAACAACTGCCACAATTACTAATCCTAATGATACTAAAGGAAATTTAAGAACAATTATTCAAAATCCACAAACAACTTCTTACACATTAGTAAGTGGTGACGCAGGAAAACACGTTTCAACTTCTGCTGGCGTAATTGTTCCTGCAAGTGTATTTTCAACTGGTGAAGCAATTTCAATCTATAATAATTCAGGTTCTACTATTACTATTACTTGTTCGGCAGTTACCGCGTATAAATCAGGCGTAAACACTGCCGCTACATCAGTTAGTCTTGTTGCTCGTGGGTTATGTACTGTGTTATTTTATGGCTCTAATGCTTGTGTAATTACAGGAACAGTTTAATGACTATTCAGCAAACATTAGCAAGTTCAGGTGGCGTTAATTGGATAAATGCTATAAGCACTTATGCTGGTATTACGTATGGAAGTCGTGGCATTGCAAAAGATTCTGCTGGAAATATTTATCGTGTAAGTTTTGAGGACGTTACTGCTAAAAAATTAGTCGTTCATAAATTTGATGCAGTAGGAAATATTATTTGGACTTCTACTGCTTTATCAACAACTGACGATTTTTACTTTGGTGGCATTGAAGTAGATTCATCTAATAATGTATATATAACTGGTTCTAAGTCTAGTTCGGGTAATAGAACTATTTTGGTTGCAAAATGGGATAGTTCTGGAGCGTTTCAATGGGCAAATTTATATGGATTAACAAGTATAGATTTAGTAGGATTTGGTTTATGTTGTGATTCTTCTGGAAATATTTATGTTTGTGCAAGATATTATGGTGGTTCAGCAAGTAGGACTACGGGATACACATTTATTTTGAAATTAAATTCATCAGGTACTATTTCTTGGTCAACTGGTTTGGCAGGTGCTAATACAGCAAGTGGTATCGCAACACTTAATTCAATAGCCCGTGATTCATCTGATAATATTTATGTTGTAGGACAATCAGAAGAAAACCCAACATATACTTTTAAATATGGCGTAATATTAAAATACAATAGTTCTGGAACGCAACAATGGAAAAGAAAATTTGATGATGGAGATTTAAGAGATGTAACAATAGATTCATCTGATAATATTTATGTTTCAGGATATAAGACAGGTAGTCCAGATTACTTTAGCGTAATAGCAAAATATAATACAAGTGGAACTATACAAACGTATATTACATATAAAACAACAGGTGCAACGCTTGAAAACCCCAGTTCATTAAGTTGTGATGCAAATGGAAATCTTTATGTAGGGCATGGATTAGGATCAGTTTATTCCTATACACCATCATTGACTTTAATTTGGGCAAACTATTGGAATTATTCAGTTGGTACATCAGTTCTTGCTGGAACAACAGGTAATGTTTATGTTCGTGGAAACAATACAATAGCAAACTTTCCCAATAACGGAACAAAAACTGGTACATACGTAGTTGATGCAGTTAGTAGGGCTTATAGCGCATCTAGCGTTTCTGCTAGTACTGAAACAATTAATGAGTCTGCCGCTGGTTTAATATCTGTATCGCCATCGTTTACAACAACGGCATATACAACTACATCGACTGTTTCTGCAACCGCAACTGTTCTATACATATAATTATGATTACACACCACTTTTCTGATGGACTGTATGCCAAGGAAACGCACATTGATGCGGGGCAGATGCTTATGCAACACAAGCATAACTACTCGCATTTCGGTATTCTTGCCAAAGGTAAGGTTGTAGTGGTTAAAGAAGGTGATATTCAGATTGTTGAAGCACCTGCTTGCATTGACATTAAGGCTGGTGAAAATCATGGTGTTAAAGCCATCACCGATGTAGTTTGGTATTGTGTTCATGCTACGGACGAGAAAGACCCGTCCAAAGTGGATGAAATTTTAATTAAAGGGGAATAATATGCCTTGGATAGCACCAGCAATAATGGCAGGAGGTAGCCTACTAGGTGGCATGATGCAGGGTGATTCTGCTCGTAGCGCCGCTAACACCTCTGCCCAAGCGCAATTAGAGGCGGCACGAATAGCGGCAGATGCGGCTAAGTTCCGTCCTGTTGGAGTTACGAGCCGTTATGGACAAAGTAACTTCCAAACAGATGCTAATGGCAACTTGATTGGTGCAGGATATAACGTATCTCCTGAATATCAAGCCTATCAACAGCAATTGTCTGGGTTGATGGGACAACAGATACAACAAGGTTTAGGCGCACAAAAGCAGTATGCTCCATTGCAAACTGCGGCAGGTGGATTATTTAACCTTGGGCAACAGTATTTGGCGCAGTCTCCTCAAGAGGCGGCTCAACAATATATGCAAAACCAACAGGCTTTGCTTGCCCCTGGTCGTGAACAGCAGTCTGCTAACTTGATGAACCAGTTACAAAATACGGGTCGTACAGGCTTATCTGTGGCACAAGGTGGTAATTTGATGGCGGCTAATCCAGAAGCGGCGGCACTTGCTAATGCTAGGGCTATGCAAGACCTCCAATTGGCGGCTAATGCTACTCAGGCTGGTCAACAACAAACTGCTTTTGGCGCAGGATTGTTTGGCACAGGTGCTAATTTACTTAGTAGTTATCAACAAGGTCAGTCTGGTGCGTTCTCTCCATTCCAAAACGCATTAGGAATACAAAGTGGTATCGAACAACTTGGTCAAGGTAACTTGACATTGGGTGCTGGTTTGGGTGGTCAAGCGGCGGCTTATGGTGCAAACTCAGGTCGATTCTTATATGGTGGTGGTATGGGTGCGGCAGGAACAATGCAAGAAGCAAATGCTTATAACCCATACGCAAATGCATTGATAAACGCATCTACCAATCAACAATTCCAACAAGGATTGGGTAATTGGTTAGGGAGTACAAATTCTATGGGAAATAAAATATATAACCCATCAACCATGAATCCAAATAGTCAGTATGGTTTTGGTGTTGGTAGTTTGCTGTCTGGCACATCTGGTATTGGAGATTAAAAATGGCAGATTCAATAGTAGGTGGATTGTTTGGTATGACTCCTGAGATGTACCAACAAGAACAAAATCAAATGGCGTTAGCACAAGCGGCTAAATTGGCACAACTTGATCCTTTTGCCCTTGCTAAAACAGGTATTGGCTATGGTGCTAATCGTTTAGCAGGAGTGATCGGTGGCGCATTAGGTGGTCAAGACCCACAATTACAGTTAATCAGCATGAGAAATGCTGTTATGAGAGAAGCCAATCCAAATGATCCTGAATCTTTAATGGCCGCCGCACAAAAACTTGCTCCATTTGATCCACAAGGTGCATCCATAGTGGCTAATGCGGCTAGAGAAGCGCAAGTCAAACTATCTCAAGTCGTACGAAATACTCGCGAAGCGCGCGGTTTAAGCGTTGGTCAAGATGTACTAAAAGCCGAAACGGAGGCAAGCTATTTAGCGGCTATTCGCCAATTACAAGGCATGGAAAAAACGCCAGAGAATGCTGCCGCACTTCAAATTTATAAAGATAAGTTAGCGGCGTTAACCCGTACTAAAGAAGCAGCGCCTCTGGATATTCAAAAAGCGCAGGAATATCGCCAAAAGTTAGTTACATCTAATGCGCCTGCAGCACAAATAGCTGAAGTCGACCGCTACATCAAAGGGTTGGAAGGCGGTAGAGGAACTGCGATTACTAACGTCTTGCCTGGTCAAAAGGAGTTTGTTGATATACCTAAATTCAGGGCGACTGTCCAAAGCACTGTCGAGCCTCAGTCTAAGACTGTGTACGCCGCAGATCAGGCGTTGCAAAACATCAATGACTCAATCAACACTAACAATTTCTCATCTTTTAGGGCTGCTCAAACAGGTTTTGCTAGAGCGATATCCGGAACTGGCGATCTAAGCCAGAAAGAATTGATCGCGGCCGGCGCCGACCCATCATTACTTGGTGGAACAGCCGATACGATATCTAAACTGTTTAGCGGTACGCCAACATTGGATACGCAGCAAAAGATGAAAAAGACTTTGCAAGCTATTCGTACTGTTGCGGCTAAAAAAGCTACTGATGAAATTGATCGTCAAGCTAAGATAGCTGGAAATCAACCTGGCTACACACCTAAAATAATTGGTGAAGCGTTAGATTTTCCTGAGTTCAAGACGCCTGCGGCGAGTGCAACGGCTAAAACACCAAAAACAATAACTTTAAAATCTGGCAAAGTTGTAACTGTAACTGAGGATTGACATGCCAACCTATACGATTGATGGTAAATCATATAAGACCGACGTTGAGTTATCGCCCGACGAATTAGAAGAGTTAGCAGGCGGTGGCGCGCCTGCGCCGTCTATGGGTTCCATAATAGCTGAAGGCGCGCGTAAAGGTATCGCAGGCACTGTCGGCGCAATCTCTGGGTTAGGCAATGTCATAGATCGTGCTGGTTTAAACCCCATAACGATGGGTATGCGTGCTGCAGGTACGCCTGTGCCGCAACCTACTGGCGGTTTGGTAGAGACATATCAGCAAGGGCGCGAACCAGTTTATGGCGGCCTTATGCGGCTCATGGGGTCTACTGGTGTGCAACCTCAGACCGGCCCAGAGAAAATGATATCTGCAGGCGCTGAAGCAGTTACTTCGCCTGAGTCTTATTTGTTTGGCCCATTGGCGGCCATTAAACGTCTAGGTCCTATCGCCCAAACAATAATGCGCCCCGCTGAACAAGCTATTGTTGGCGGTACTGCTGAAGCTGGCGGTCAAGCCGGTGAATACGTAGGCGAAAAAGCTGGCGCACCTGGTATGGGTCGTTTCTTTGGTAGTCTGTTTGGTGGCATGGGCGGCGCCTATGGTACTGGCACAGCGTTAAAAACTGGACCTGCAGCCGGAAAAGTATACGATCTAGCAAAAGGTCAATGGGATAAGGTGCGTGGCACCATACCTGAAGATGAACTGCTCAAAGACGTTGACAATCGGATTAGCAACATCTTTATAGCCGCCGGTGCGGCCGACCCTAACTTTATGAAAGTGCTTACTGACGCCGCCAAGGCGCAAGAAAGCGTCTATCTTAAGGCGCCAGGTGGCCAACGCGTTCAAATGCCTATTAGTTCATTGTTAGCTGATAACCCAGTTATTAATAACTTCATTCAAAGTCTATCGTCTAAAGACCCAGTATTCCGCGCTCAGTACGGCGATCAGTTTGAAAAGGCCAAGCAAGCTATGGTGGCCAACCAGGTCAAACTGTTTGGCGACCCATCTAAAGTGCAAGTAAGTATTAACCCTACCGATTTGGCCAAACCACAAGCACGGCGTCTTCGTACCCTAGACGAGCAAATCGCCGACGTCTATAGCGATAAGACTATGGACCCGACAATGTTGGGTAACCGAATTGATGGCCTACTGGCTAAAAAAGAAGATGCCGCATACAAAGAAGTGCGCCCTCTTTACACTGAAGCGTTTAATATCGCCAAGACTAAGAACGTCGAATTGCCTGCGGGATCAGTGGATGACATCTTTAACTATGTGGCCGGCGCGCAAGCGTCTGACATTTTTAAAACATTCCCGTCTATCTATAACCGCGTCAAGTCAAGGTTTAAACCAGAAACTGTCGAGCCTAGCGCAATCTTAACTGCCGAGGGTAAACCCGCGATTGAAGGCGGCGTTAAGTTCTCTGCAGCTACAGTAGAAGACTTGGATTCTTTAAAGCGCGAAGTCAACAAGCAATTGCGTAAGACTTCGGACCCTGCTGACATTCGTCTATTGACCGAACTTAAAACGCGCGTCAGCGGTCACATTGATAGCCTTGACCCTGATTTTGTTGCAGCATACCGAAATGCGGATAATTCTTATTTGCAAAAAGTAGGGTTGCCGTTCAATTCGGATACGTTAAACAACATCGACCGCAAGAAGTTTGTTGAACAGATTGCGCCTGCGTTACTTGGCAACAAGTCTAATGTCAGCCAGTTTATCGACGCTACTGGCCAAGATGGCGTGCGCATAGCACGCGATGCGTATATGGATAGTTTCAGTCGCGCGGCGTTAAAAAACGACGTTATTGACCCAAAAGCGGCAGACAAATGGCTTAAAAAGAACCAAGGCGGCGTGTCTTTAATACCTGGTTTAGACGCTGAATTACGCGGGTCAGTAGACAATGTACAGACCTTACTGGCTGAACGTACGCGTCTTAACGCAGCCTTTCAAAAGACGGCCGGCGATCAAATTATTAAGACCGGCGGTTTTGACAATGCGCAAGATTTGGTCACCAAGATGTATGGTGACCTTAACTTCACTAATAAGTTTATGTCGCAATACGGCGCCAATAAAGACGCTGTTAATGCGGCTAGATCGTTTATGTTGGACGACATTGTTAAGTCGGGCGATCCTATCGCTACGTTAAACGACCGCAATAAAGCAGCTATCTTTAACCGCGTGTTTGGCCCTACCTACGCGCAAAAAGTTGCTGACTTTGCAACTGTATCTGGCCGTTTAAACAGAGATTTGACCAATGTTCCTTTTAGGGTAGAAACTGTTCCAAAGACGCCGATTGAACAATTGACCGGTATTCCACCTGAACAAATCATTTCAAGAATCTATAACCCTGTCTCTGGCGCTACTTACGCCATCACATCGTTATTTAGTAAGTTCTGGGCAAATCAGGCGTCTAAGATGACTGAGGACCGCATTAAAGAATTGCTGCTTAACCCTGCAGATGCTATTAAAGTGTTTCAAGCTGTGCAGCCTAAAGTCAATAAGATTGACCGCGCTAAGATTGACGAGGCCATTAATGTTGGTAAGAAATACGGCATTCAATGGGTCGCCGATGCAGTTAACGACATTCAAACTGGCGCGGCCCGTGGAGCAGTGCAGGGCGTGCCACAACCTGAACCTCAGGAGTGACCCATTGATCCTTTCAGCCTTCTCCTACTTGCCCAAGGCGCAGTCTCTGCTATCAAACAGGGCTGCGCGATGCTCCACGAAGGGCGCATGGAACTGGAGGGTGCTAAGAAGACAATTGAAGGTGTCATGGCTGATGTCAAGGCCATCAAGGGAATCTGGGATTGGAGTGTTGGACTGTTTAGCCCAAAACCCAAGTCCAAGTCAGCAGAGGCCCGCAAGTC